GAAAAAAGTATTTTGTAGATCATGTTAAGTTTGTAGATAATTTAAACGAGATTATAGAAGAAAAAGAAAATATTGATTATTCAGTATTGATTAACTTTCTCGAGAGTTCACCACAAAATGAAACAGAATTTTACGAAGTCAATTTACTAAGATTGTATATTTTACATGGCGATGCAAAGAAATTAAGCAATAAAACAAAGATACCTTACAGAACAGTAGCAAACGATATTAAATTAATCAAAGACAAACTCAAACGACAGCACAATGAAAAAAATTCTGATAAAGGCGAATATGAATAACCTTAACGGGTTATCCTTTCACCGGTTAATAGTTCCATTCTCAAAAGTATCCGACATGGTAGATTTTCAATGTGATGTATTTCCAGACTTAGATGCAGCAACTGATGAACAGCTTAAACAGTATTCAGCTGTTGTTTATCAAAGAGAAATAGATACAAACGGAAAATCACTTGATATAATTAAAAAATACCATTCATTAGGTATTAAAGTAATATTTGACATTGATGATATTTGGACATTGCCTAAAAGCCATTATTTAAGTAGACTTTATGAAATACATAATATACCAGGTCAGACAGTTGAAATACTTAAAAATGTAGATTTAGTAATAACCACAACTAAACATTTAGCATCTAAGATTAAAAAGTACAATAAGAATGTTGAGGTAATTCCTAACTGTTTAGATCACGAAGATGAACAATGGAAATCAAACAAAACTAAAAGTGAGAAAATAAGATTTGGCTACATTGCCGGAATTTTCCACAAAGAAGATATTTCAATCTTAGAAATGCCTATTCGTAAAGTATTAAGGCATGATATAAACATTCAATTTGTTTTAGGTGGTTACAATGATAATGAAGATTACCGCTATTATGAAAAAGTAATGAGTGGTGGCACTTTAACCGATAAATATCAAAGAGTTTACAGCTTACCAGTTCACGATTATGGAAAGGCTTATAATGAGACAGATGTAAGTTTAATCCCATTGCAATCAAACTCATTTACTGAGTGCAAAAGTGAAATTAAGTTACTTGAAGCTGGTTTACATGGCAATCCTGCAATTGTTTCAGATGTACTACCTTATAACATATTTCCAAAAGAAACTGCAATATTTTTAAATAATAATGATATTAATGGCTGGTACAAGGCAATAAGAAACCTAAGCAAAGATGAATCAATGAGAAAGGAATATGCAGAAAGTTTACAAAAATATATTGAAAAACATTATAACATAAACAAATGGACTCAAATAAGAAAACAGATTTTACAATCGGTATTGGCGTAACAACAACACCTAACCGCAAAGAATACGTTGATAGATGGTTAGAATACTTTGAAAAATTTAAACCTGCTAATTACCATCTGCATATTCACGAAGATGTACACTACAAAGGTGTTGCATACTCAAAGAATCAAAACTTATACACTTTAAGAGATTGTGATTATATTTTCTTATTTGATGATGATTGTTTTCCTATAAAATCTAATTGGGAAGATTTATTTATAAACTCAAATTATAATCACTTACTATACTTACAATCAAAACATACGATTAAAACAAAAATAAACGATTTAGAGACATATAATGACTGTGGTGGTGTATTTATATACTTAACAAAAGAAGTATTAAATAAAGTAGGTTATTTTAATTCTGAGTATGGGCAGTATGGATTTGAACATGCAGGTTACTCAAACAGAATTTATAAAGCAGGATTAACCAATGCTCCTTACCAACAATTAACAGGAACTGATAAATACATTTGTGCCTTAGATTATTTTATTGAACACAAATCAAGTATTCCAGAATATAAAAAAGGAAAGTTAATAGAAGAAAATCGAAAAGTATTTATAAAGGAATTGCAAAGTGAAAAAATCTTTTATAACTTTGAAGAGTGAACGAACACATACTTTTTAAACTAGCAACTCGCAGCAGACCACAAAAGGCAAAAAAAGCAATTGAGAATATCATAATGCTTTGTAATTCAATGAATTATACTATCTTAGTTAGTATTGATGAAGATGATGAAAGTATGTTTGGTTTTAGTTATCCTGATGACAATGTATTTATTAGCAGAGGAACTTCAAAAAATAAAATTGATGCCATCAATCGAGACATGGATATTTTTGAAGGTTGGGACATTTTAATTAATACTTCAGATGACATGGTATTTGAAATTAAAGGATTTGACAATATAATTAGGCAAGATTTTAAAGGAAACTTCGACCAGGTTATTCATTATTCAGATGGCTATCAAAAAGGAAATTTAATGACTATGAGTATAATGGGAGTTGATTATTATAAACGCTTTAATTATATTTACCACCCTGATTATGTTTCTTTATGGTGCGACATGGAAGCTACTGAAGTAGCTAAAATGTTATCTAAATACGAATACAAAGGAGATCAAAAAGTATTATTTACTCATAGGCATCCTGCATGGGGATTATCTGAATTTGATGCACAGTACCAAAAAACAGAAGCTCAGAATGTTAATCAAAAAGACTACGAAACTTACTTAAAAAGAAAAGCAAAACTATTTAATTTACCCGAACATTTAATATTAAACAAAATTTGATACTTTCTATTTTAATACCAACACTACCTGAAAGAATTGAAAAGTTTAATAAACTATGCTTTGATATTAATTTTCAATTAGAAATGCAGAATGCTTTTGGAATAGTTGAAGTATTAATTGACGAAGCACCAAAAGGAAAAAGCATCGGGCAAAAGAGAAATGAATTATTACAGAAAGCAAGTGGTGAGTACATTTGTTTTATAGATGATGATGATAAAATATCAGATGAATATTTGCGTTTAGTATTAAAAGCATTAAAAAGTAAGCCTGACTGTTTATCTTTAAGAGGTGTAATTACTTTTGATGGGCATGAGCCAAAGATATTTGAACATTCAATTAAATACTCTGAATACAGAACAACTGCAAATGTTATAACTTACGAACGTTATCCTAATCACTTAAACGTAATTAAAAGTAATATTGCAAAACAATTTACATTTCCGGAAATTAACTTTGGCGAAGATACAGATTGGGCTACTCAAATAAATAAAAGTGGACTTTTAAAAAAAGAAGTTTACATTGAAGAAATAATTTACTATTATAAATACGTTTCAAACAAATGAAATATATTAGTTACTCACTTTTCGGTTATGGTAAAAGAGAACATAATTGCTTTGATTTTAGCTCCTATCTTCGTGGGATGTGGATTAATATTCGTCTCGCTCGTTGTATTTATCCTGACTGGAGAATACACATTTGTGTTGATGAAAAAACTTTTGAGCATTTTGAAAGTTTATTTAATAGGTGGAAACAGTACAATGTAGTATTTAAAGTATTACCTACTGAACCATTATGTAAGGCTATGTTATGGCGATTATTACCTATTTTTAATCCTAATGTTGAACGAATTATATGCAGAGATACAGATAGCCCATTGACATATCGTGAGGCTCAAATGGTAAAAGAATGGGAAAACTCACCTAAAGTACTTCATGCAATTACAGATTCAGTTTCTCATAATATACCTTTAATGGGTGGGATGATAGGATTAACTAAACATGTTAAAGATAAATTTCCAAATTTTGAAAGTATTTTAGATTATAGAGATTACAATATTAAAGGAACAGACCAGGAAACATTGAATGCTAAATTATATCCTATTTACGCTGCTCATGGAACTGAAAGCATATTACAGCACTATATTTTAGGAATGCCAAATACTTTTTTAAGTGGTTACAGAAATTTATTTAATGATGAACCATTGGAAAATGTTAAAGAAGTTTACAGGCAAACAAACGATACCTGTGGACATATTGGAGCAGCAGGTTGGTATGAAGCACCAATGATTAAATTCTTAAACAGATACGATGAATTTAAAGATGAATATAAAGAATTAGAAAAAGAATATAAACATATATTTTATTGGGCAAATGAATAAATACGTTGTAGTAAGCGCAAATGATAACCCTGATTATTATCAATACATTCCTTTTGTTTGTAAAGCATGGAATAATTTAGGATGGAAGGTTATTTGTTTTTTAAGAGGTAATCCAAAAACATTTGAATCTATATTTGATGATAAAAATTACTTTTTCTTTTTAGAAGGTAAAAGTAAGTACAGAGATGAAACATTGGTTCAAGTATCACGTTTGTTTGGTGCTTATTGTTTTGAAGGACTTATTATGACTGCTGATGGAGATATGATGCCGTGTTCAAATTATTGGAAACCAAACGAAAATGAAATTACTTGTTATGGGCATGACTTAACTGGTTATGGTCATTATCCTATTTGTTATATTGCCATGAATAGTGATGAATGGAAGCGAGTAATGAATATTACAGATGGAGAACTGATGCCACAAATAGAAAGTCTATTAGATAAATATGAACAAGCAAGTAGTGATAATTGGGAACAATGGTGGCAAGTAGATCAAGATATAATCACAGAAAAACTAAAAAAAGAAAACGTTAACTCTATTTTAAGAGGTCGTGAAAACAGATTTGGACTTGCACTCGGAAGAATAGATAGATTCAATTGGGCAGAAACAATAAACACAGAAAATCCAATAGATGCTCACATGGTAAGACCTTTTAATTTAGATGCAGCAATTAACATATTAAGTAAAACAGAATGAGTAAATTTATTGAAAACGTACAAAATTGGGATAATCACAGACCATTACTTTGGTGGGCATTAAAACAAACTAAAGGACAAATAGAACCTGTTTTAGAGATGGGATGTGGTGAAGGCTCAACACCTTATCTTCAAAAGTACCTTAAAACAGATAAACGTAAATTAATAAGTTACGACTACTCAAAAGAATGGTCTGATAAATATAAAGCTAATCATGTAACAGATTGGGATTCAATTAATCACGAACAATACTCTGTTATATTAATTGACCACTCACCAGGAGAAAGAAGATACATTGATATTCAAAAGTTAAAAGATAATTGTGATTATATGATTATTCACGATAGCGAACCAGCAGCATACGGATACATGTTAGATAAGATTTGGCATTTATTTCCTTACAGAAGAAACTTAATAACTGATGGAGCATGGGCAACTATTGTAAGCACAAAACATGAAATACCTGAAATAAACATTAAAGGTTTTAACATTCAATGATACAACTACTAGCAACTACATACATAATAGCAAAGTTTATTCCTAAACCTATTTGGTTACATAGAAAACCATTTACTTGTCCTCTTTGCTTAACTTATTGGAGTTTCTTAATTTATCAAATAATTAACTTTACTAACTATTTTGATTTATTGACTATTCCTTTTACCTTTGCATTAATAGCTTCACTCTTTGAACGAATTAACGATAGGTACTTATGACAGAAGAAATAAAGCAATCTTTGTTAAATTGGGAATCAATGGGTAAAAACTATTCACCTAACTATAATTACACAGAATTAAACGAAATAGCAATTAAGTTAGGAAACAAACCTTTTAATTTAGGATGCTCAGAATGTAGGAGACAATTACTTGAATTTTTACTAGCAACAATCAAAGATGGAACAAGTAAACAATCCTGAACACTACGGAGGTAAACAAAACACCTACGAAGCCATAAAAGTAATTGAAGCATGGGATTTAAACTTTCATTTAGGCAATGTAGTAAAATATATAAGCAGAGCAGGTAAGAAAGACAAAACTAAACTAAAAGAAGACCTCGAAAAAGCTAAATGGTATTTAGATAGATTTATTGGTACTTTATAAGTAAAAAATAAAGAAAATGGCATCAAATTCCGACATATTAAAAAAACAGATGCTTATAGCCTTAGAAAAGCATTTAAACGTTGTTTCTACAGCTTGTAAGGAAGTTGGTATAAATCGTGATACTCATTATGATTGGTTAAAGAAAGATAAAAACTATAAGAAAGCTGTAAAAGAGATTGACAATGTAGCTTTGGACTTTGCAGAATCAGCTTTGCACCAACAAATAAAAAAAGGCAATCCACTATCAACAATGTTCTACTTAAAATGTAAAGCAAAGAAAAGAGGATACATAGAACAGCAAGATGTGAAGATAACAGGAAACATGAAATTTAAAGCAGACTTTGGCGAAAGCAATCCTATACAATCCGCATCAGAATCAGAAGATAATTCATAATGCAATAAACAACGGAACTGAAAAATACTATGTTATCAATATAGGTAGGCAGTTCGGTAAAACATTATTGGCATTGAATCAAATGTTATTTTGGGCTTTAAATAATAAAGGATCTAAGATAGCATGGGTAAGTCCTGTTTACAAACAATCAAAGAAAGTATTTGAGGAAACGTTTAAGGCATTTGCTAAAAGAATGGAAATATACCGAAAGGTAAATCAATCTGAGTTAATTATAGAGTATATTACAGGCTCAACAATTCAATTCTTTAGTGCTGAAAGATACGATAATATTCGAGGATTTACTTTTGATTACTTAGTTTGTGATGAGTTTGCCTTTATGGATGAGAAGGCATGGACTGAAGTTTTAAGAGCAACTGTTTTGGTAAAAGGTAAAAAAGTTCTTTTGATTTCAACTCCAAAAGGTAAGAATCATTTTTATAAGATGCACCAATTAGATGGCACTAATGAGCAGTACAAATCATTCACAATGACTTCGTATGACAATCCAATGATTAACCCATCCGAGATAGACGATGCAAAGTTAACACTACCTGAAATGATATTTAGGCAGGAATACTTAGCGGAGTTCATTGATGGTTCTGCAATGCTATTCAATAACCGACAATTAACAGATAACAAGCCATACGGTAAAGCATTTGCAGGAATTGACTTAGGTAGAGCAGATGATTACTCGGTATTATCTATATTCAACGAAAAAGGCGAACAGTTCTATATTGAACGTTGGAGGCATAGCGATTGGTCCACAATAGTTAAGAATATTGCAAACGGCTTGAGGACAAATAATGTCCAAACTGCATTAGTTGAGGTTAATTCTATTGGAGATGTGATATTTGAAATGTTACAAAAAGAATGTTCAAGTTATTGCACAATAGAACCATTTGTAACTACAAATCAAAGTAAAAAAGAAATAGTTGAATCATTGATAGTGGCAAATCAAAATAAAGAGGTTAAATTCTTAAACGTTGACTGGCTCGACAAAGAACTTGAAATGTTTACCTACGAATACAATCCAAA